GTGTGACATCGCCGCATCGAACAGCCGCCCCATCACCGCGCCGCTCTTCTTGGCGAAGAAGAGCGGCGCGGTGATGGGGCGGCTGTTCGATGCGGCGATGTCACACAACCGGATGACCGAGGAGGATGTGAAGGAACTGGGAAAATCCTGAACGCGAGGCCGACGCGGCGATTCATCGTCGCTCTGTCCCGCGAACTTCGGATGACCCAGGGCGAACTGTGCCGCCGGATGACTTCGGCAGAGTTGTCGGAACACATCGCCTACACGCGGTGGTTCTCGGCTCTGCCGGATTCATGGCGGCAGAATGGGCTTGTGGTCGCTGCCTTGCTCGCACCGCACTGCGAGAAGGGCAAGCGGCCCAAGCCGGATGATTTTGTGCCGGTCGAAAGACCGCCACAGCATGAATCGCAGGATATGGCATCGCTGATGGAACTTCGCAAAGCCTTCGGGCTCGGCGATTTGGAACTGCCCGATGAGTAACGTCCTCTCACTCGCCCTGAAAATCAACGCCGACGCGTCGGGCTTGAAGCTCGACCCGGTGGAGAAGGCGTTGCGCCGACTGGGCGAGGAGACGGACAAGGTCTCGGGCATCTTCGACAAGTTCACGGGCACGAGCGAGGCGGCCGACCGTGCCCAGCAGCAGACGGCCAGCACACTGCAGTCGCTCATCTCGGCTCGCAAGGCGGGCACCATCTCGGCCCAGGAGTTCGCCGAGAAGTTCAACGATGTGAAGGTCGCTGCGGAAGCCGAGGCGAAAGCCCTGGAGCGTGCCGCCCAAATCACAGAGCAGAACATCTCGCCGACGCAGCGGTATGAAAACACGCTCGCGGAACTTGATGCCCAGTTGAAGGCTGGCCGCATCTCGCAGGAGACCTACGACGCGGCGGCTGGCAAGGCTCGGCAGACGCTTGAGGGCTCTGCCGATGCTGCCGGGAAGCAAGCCCTGAAGTTCAACGAACTCTCGGGCATCTTCGCGGCGTTGCCCGGTCCGCTGGGTGACATCGCCGGTCGGATCTCGGGTCTGACGAGTGCAGGTGAGGGGCTGTCGCGTGTGTTCTCCGGCGGCTTGTCGGCTGGCTTCTCCAGCATCGGCTCGGCACTTGCGGGACTCGTCAACCCGTTCACGGTTGCGGCGGCTGGCGTTGCGGCGTTTGGTGCTGCGGCCACGGCGGTCGTGAGTGGATTGACGAACCTTGAAGACCGCGTCGAGAAGTTGGGCAACACGGCCGACAAACTCGGCACGTCGTTTGAGTTCGTGCAGGTGCTCGATGAGGCGGCACGCCGCAGCGGCACGAGCATCGACACTGTGAGTGCGGCGTTCGGGCGGCTACAGAAGAGCGTCACGGGCGTTGACGAGGAAAGCAAGGCGGCGGCTGCTGCACTCGGGACGATTGGCGTGACTGCCGAGGAACTGCAGGCGTTGAGCCCCGAGGAGCAATACAAGCTCATCGGCGAGCGGCTTTCGGAAATTGAAGACCCGGCGAAGCGGTCAGCCACGGCCACGCAACTCTTCGGCAAGAGCGGTGCTGAGTTGCTGCCGTTCTTCAACAATCTCGGCGGTGCAGCAGATGACATGGCTCGCTTCAGTGCGACCATCAGCAGCGTGGACCGCACGCGAATCGACAACCTTGGGGCCGCGTTCGACGCCGTCTTTGTGTCGCTCCAGGGGCTCGGCCAGAACCTCCTGACGCCGTTCGCGGGGCTTGTCGATGGCGTGACCACCGTCATCGCGGAAGTCATCGGGGCCATCACGCGGTCCATCGAGCCCTTCATGGACGCGATTACGCCCGCCCTGGATGCGGTCGGGCGGTCGTTTGAGGCGTTCGCCGCAGGCATCGCGGACGGCTCTGTCACGGTCACGGATGCACTTGGCCCGCTGGGCGACATCTTCCAAACCATTTTCGACGTGCTCAAAGCCGCCGCAGACGCGGCCCTCCCCGGCATTCAGTCGGCGTTCACGGCGGTGACTGACACCGTGACCGAACTGGGCACGATTTTCTCGGACAGCTTCACGGCGATTTTCGACGCCCTCGGCGAGTTCGGTTCGTCTATCTCGGAACTGCTCGGGTTCGGTGATGACCTGTCCGGTCTCGGCACGCTCATCGGCGAGATATACGGCAAGGTCTATGAGACGCTGGGGCAGGTCGTGACCGTCATCGGTGATGTGATTGAGGTCATTAACCGCCTTGTGACCATCGCTGTCGTGGCGTTCACCAAGACGGCCACCGCTGTGACCGACGCGGTCGCTCAGTTCCTTGAGTTCACGGGGCTCGGCTCTGCCTTGCAGGGCATCGGCAGCATCATCTCCAGCGTGTTCGGCTCTGTGGCTGGCGTGTTCGGCACGATTGCGTCTGCCATCGGCGGAACGGTTGGCCGCCTGTTGTCGCTGGCTGAGAGTTTCCTGGGCATCGAGCGGTCAACGAAGTCGGCCAGTGATGCAACAGGGTCTCTGGCGGGTTCTGCTGACAGTGCCGCAAAGAGTGCCGACGAGTTGAGCAAGTCACAGAAGAAGGCCGCCGACGAAGCTGACCGGCGAGCCAAGGAAGCCGCCAAGATTGCTGCGGAAGAATCCAAGCGGGTCAACGAACTCCTTGACTTGCAGGAGCCCATCGACAAGCTCGCCCAGGACATTACGGCGACGAACAACGAAATTGTCCGCACCGAAGCGGCGCTCGCGGACGCCCGTTCGCGCAGTGCCACGGAAGAGGCGAATCGACTCTCGGCTCGGCTGGCGAAACTCGACCAGTTGCAGCAGTCGCTCATCGACCGTTCGGAGGAAGCGGCCCAAGGATTCGAGAAGGGCTTTGCTGATGCGTTCCAGGCGACGGACAAAGGCATCTCGACGCTCATCGACAAGTCCACCGAGTTCGGGCAGGAGGGCTTCAATGCGGCCTTGAAGTTGCAGGAGGGCATCGCCAAGGCCCAGGAGCAAGTCAAGGACGGCATCCTCAACAAAGCCGGGTATGAAAAGGAAGTCGAGCGACAAAAAGATTTGTATGAAGACCGCGTGAAGGGCTTGCAGGAAGCCGCCAAGATCACCGAGAAGGCATACGAAAAGGAAGCGGAACTCCTCCAAAAGCAATTTGAAATCGAGAAAGAGCGGGCCGAAGAGTTGGCGACTATCCGCACGGGTGCCGTTCAGGTTGGCGACATCCGCAGCGGCGGCATCGACCAGTTCTTCGACACGCTGCAAGAAGACCCGGCTGTTGCGGAAGCGAAGAAGCAGCGGAAGGAACTGGAGAAGATTCGGCAGGAAATCTCCAAGCTCAACGCCGAGAAGATTGAAATCCTCGCGGGGACCGGCTGATGTCGTTCACGGTGATTAGCCAGTGGGGCAGCGTGGAGTTCGGCACCGACGAGGTCGGCTATGCCCTTCGCTACAACTCCGTCGTGACGCCGGTGACTTACGATGGCGCACAGGCGTCTGACTCCTACCCTGGCGGCGGCCTCGTTGCGGTCGGTGCCCGGCAGCAGTCGGGCGGGTTTCAGGTTGTGCTGGCAAAGGGGAAGGGCGGCTTCGTCTCGTGGTCGCTCGACACGTCGGGCAATCATCTCAGTAGCCAAGACCTGAGCCTCGACGATGTGCGGGCGATTGAATCCGCAGTCAACGAGGACATCAACGGCGACGGCACGATAGGCACGCCGGAAGGGGCTCCGTCTGGTAGTGGCGTCCTTGAGGGCATTTTCGAACAAGGGCGAGAATCGACGCATCTACTCGGCTCGTCCCCCGAATACACGCGGACGCTCCGCGTGGTCATGCTCTCGGCTCGCAGTAGTGCCGAGATAGTCGCGTTGTGCGGTGTCTCGCATGGGTCGCCACACCCAGAAAATCCGAATGCCACGGTGTTCTCTGTCGAGGCGCAGGAGCAAATCTCAGAAGAGGATGGGTCGCTGGTCGCCGTCGTAACGGCAAAATACAAGGTCTCCGAGAGCGAGAATGAATGGGACCCGCTGCCGTGGGAGCGTGGCGATACGTGGAAGTTCCAGACGCAAGGCGTCGCGGTGCCAGCGTTGACGTATTACGAGGGCACCACGCCCACGCCGCTCACGAACTCGGCTGGCGATTTCTTTGAGGGCGTCACAGTCGATGAAGCGCAGCAGAAAATCACCATCACGGGCAATCGGCAGGCGTTCCCGTCTGCCCTGGCGGCGGCGATTACGAACTGCGTAAACGACGCTCCATATCTCGGCTTCGCCACGAACTGCGTGAAGGTGCAGGGCATCAGCGGCGAGGCCGCGAGCGAGGTCGTGAACGAACAGACGGTGTGGTTCTGGAAGGTCACGGTGGAACTGCTGGCCCGGCAGTCGGGGTGGAACTTGCTGCTGCCCGACATCGGATTCAACTACAT